GTGAAATACAGAGACGGACGAAAGAACTTTAAACTATATAAAGGTGCTGAGAAAGTCTTTTATAATTTAAATAGTATAGTAAACACCGACACATGTGTTATTGTAGAAGGTGAAATGGATGTGTTAGCATTCCATGAAGCTGGTATTAAAAATGTAGTATCAGTTCCAAACGGTGCAACACTTAACCATAACAATTTAGATTATCTTGATAACTGTATTGATTATTTTACAGACAAAGAAAAAATAATATTAGCAGTTGATCAAGACGATGCTGGTGCTGCACTACAAGCAGAATTAATTAGAAGGCTTGGCGCTGAAGTATGTTACTTAGTAAACTTTAGTGATTGCAAAGATGCAAATGACTATTTACTTAAGTATGGCAAAGAAGACTTAGCTGAAACAATTAAAGAATGTAGACCAGTACCATTAGAAAATGTTACAACTTTTAAAGATATAGAACATGAAGTTACAGACTTTGTTAAACATGGTTTCAAAAAAGGTTTTCAAGTTGGCCTTAATAATTTTGACAATATATTCAGTACATATACTGGTCAATTCATTACAGTTACTGGCATTCCTTCATCTGGTAAGTCAGATTTTGTAGACCAAATGTGTGTTGGCTATAATAATAATTATGGCTGGAAAACTGCATTTGCATCACCAGAAAACGCACCAACATATTTACACGCTCATAAGTTAATGAGAAAAGTATGGCAAGATATGCCAAGATCAGCAGATATTGGTACGAACAAATGGAAGCAAGTAGCTGAACATGTTAATGATAATTTCTTTTTCATTGATATGGAAAGATACACGCTTGAATCTGTATTACGTAAAGGTGCTGAGTTAGTAAAACGTAAAGGCATTAAATGTTTGGTCATAGACCCATTTAATAAAATACGTGACGTTGATGCAAAGACTGAAGATGTAAACAGATATACAATGGAATACTTAACAAAGATTGAAACCTTTGCTAAGAAGTTTGATGTATTAGTTTTTATTGTAGCACACCCTACTAAAATGTATAAAGATAGTAATGGTAAGATTGAAGAACCAACTATGTATAATATTAAAGGTGGTGGTGAATGGTATGATGCATCTTATCATGGACTATTAGTTCATAGAGACTATGAAAATAAAACTGTTAAAGCAAAAGTTTTAAAAGTTAAGTTTCAGAATCTTGGTGAGAATGGAGCTGAGGCTCATTTCAAATGGGAACCAAGATCAGGTTGTTTTATACCTCACGAAGTATTAGAAGTTGAGGAAGCAATGCCCTGGGAATAATGCCAAGAAGAAAATCAAAACCAATGCCATCTTATATTCCTACTGACGAGGAACAAGAATGGAGATTATTTTGTACAAGAAACAATATAAGAATATCACCATATGGCATAAAGGGTGATGAAAATCATTGGCGAATTTGTATTAACTTAGGCCCATATAAACGAGGAGAAAAATGTAATTTTGCACCTCATATTTACGATCGTAACCAAATATGGCCTGAGCTTTATAAAATGTGTAAATATTATTATGATAAATATAAATGAACAATATAGGATATTAGTATCTGAGATACTTAATAGCGGTAAACATAAGAATGATAGAACCGGAGTTGGTACATTATCAAAGTTTGGTTATACTATCAGACACGATATGGCATTAGGTTTTCCTTTGCTATACACGAAAAAAGTTTCTTTTAAAGCTGCTAAGGTTGAGCTTATGTGGATATTACAAGGCAGAACTGATTTAAAGTATTTAGAAGATAATGGTGTTAAGTACTGGAGAGCAGATTATGAAAGGTCTGGTAGAACTGATGAAACATTAGGCCCAGTATATGGCAAACAATGGCGTAACTTTAATGGTGTTGACCAAATGTATGATTTATCATTACAGTTACACAATAACCCTAATTCAAGAAGAATGGTTGTATCAGCGTGGAATCCTGCTGATATGAAAGATATGGCTTTGCCACCGTGTCATTATGGCTTTCAAGTTTATGTAAATGAAGGTAAGCTTGATTTAATGTGGCAACAAAGATCAGTTGATGTATTCTTAGGTTTACCTTATGATATAGCTATGTATGGTTTATTATTAGAGCTATTAGCTAAAGGTCATGGTTTAAAACCTGGTAAATTAATTGGTCAGCTTGGTGATTGTCATATTTATAATAACCATATTGATCAGGCAACTACATTAATGTATAGAGACCCTGATACATATCATTGTCCAGTATTACAATTAGATACTATTGGTGTTGGTATTAATTCAAAAAATGAAATTAATATTCCATCACTGGATAGTATGATATTACACGGATATGAACACATGGGCGAAATAAAAGCCCCTTTAAACGTTGGAAAAAAATGACAGAAACTTATTATTTATATCACATTCCGGGTAAAAAAATCGGCGTTACACGTGATCTTAATAAAAGGGTTACGCAAACGCAGGGTTATAAGCCTGGAGAATATGAGGTTCTAGAATCATCTTCAGATATTAATTACATATCTGATAGAGAAATAGAACTTCAAAAGTCTTATGGCTACAGAAAGGATCACAAACTTTATAAAAATTTATTTAAAATGAAAATAAACGTAACCGAACAAACCACAACATTCCCTGTACCTCTAACAAAATTAAAAGGTAGATTGCACGATCAAGTTGGTTTAAATTGGCAAACTGAATTTGGTAAAATTCATTTATCATCAGAATTAGCTGACTGGATAGCAAACAATGCTCATACGTCTATGTACAATAGTGAGCGAAGCTATGTATATAATAAAGCTTTATGGGAAGCATTTACAAATATAAATAGCTTAGAAAGCTTGGCTAATCAAGCAGGGACTAAAACATACACATTTGATAATATAAGAGCATGGGCGAAAGAAAGAGGTATATATGAAAAAGGAAATAGTCATACACAATTTGTTAAGCTTCAAG